CAACCGTTAAATCAAATACATGACGATCAATATTTGAGCAAAAAATTTTGGCTCGATGCTAGTGATCGACTTATGTATGAAGGTAAAGCACCAGAATTTAATGCCACTAAAGCTGCACGTATGCCAGCTTTCTTTGAACATGCAAACACAAATCTCCCTCAATACTCTTAAGCTTCACAACGAAAGGTTAGACAAGCTGCTAGTAAGACTTGAGGAAAATTTTGGATGGAAACCTATCCATCCTAAAGAAGACATAAACACAATTATGTACAGAGCTGGACAATCCAGCGTAATCGAATATATAAAATCCATCATGGAGGATGAAATCTAATGTGTTTCGGAAGAAGAGCACCCGCACCCGCACCACCACCACCATTACCACCAGCACCACCAGCACCTATACCTCCTTCACCACCACCAGTTCCAGAACCACTTCCTGAAGAAGAAGTAAGACCAGTTAACCCTGCGGTTCGAGAAGCTCAAACTAAGCTTGGAACTAAAAAAGGACAGAAAGGAAGTACAGCTGATTTAAGAATTAAAAAACAACCAGCTGCATCAGGAGCCGCTGCTTCAATAAATCCCGGTAATACAAATACTACTGGAGGTATTCAGTAGTGAACGCACGTGAAAAATATAATCAGCTCAGTTCTGCTAGACGACAGTTCCTAGACAAAGCAGTTCAATGTGCTGAACTCACGTTGCCATATTTAATTGATGACGATATATCATCAAGACCAAACCACAGATCATTAGCAGTACCTTGGCAATCAGTAGGAGCTAAGTGTGTAGTGACATTAGCAGCCAAACTTATGTTGGCTGTCTTACCACCACAGACAAGTTTCTTCAAACTACAGGTACGTGACGATAAGTTAGGAGAGGAATTAGACCCTCAAATGAGAAGTGAATTAGATCTTGCATTTGCAAAAATGGAAAGAATGATCATGGAATATATTGCTGCAAGTAATGATCGCGTTGCAATACACCAAGCACTTAAGCATTTAATTGTTGGGGGTAACGCATTAATTTACATGCACAAAGATGGTTTAAAAACTTTTCCTTTAACTAGATATGTTGTCGAAAGAGATGGTGATGGTAACGTTTTATGCATAGTCACTAAGGAACTTATAAGTAGAAAAGTATTAGATATTGATCTACCAGAACCTGAACCTAATTCAGTAGTAGACGAATCAAATTCAGTTGCTGATGATGTAACTATATACACTATGGTTAGATTAGATAAATCTAGTGGTAGATGGATATGGCATCAAGAAGCATTTGATAAAATTATTCCTGATACAAGAAGTACTGCACCTAAGAAAGCCAGCCCTTGGTTGCCTTTAAGGTTCAATACAGTTGATGGAGAAGACTATGGTCGTGGAAGAGTAGAAGAATTTTTAGGAGATTTAAAATCACTCGATGGTTTAAGTCAAGCTCTTATAGAGGGAGCAGCTGCTGCCAGTAAAGTTATTTTTCTTGTGTCTCCAAGTTCAACTACTAAACCAGCCACCATTGCAAAGGCTGGTAACGGAGCAATTGTGCAGGGTAGACCAGAAGACGTTGCAGTTATCCAAGTAGGAAAAACTGCCGACTTCGCTACAGCTGCAAACATGGCTCAAGGTATAGAGAAAAGAATGTTAGAAGCTTTCCTTGTTATGAACGTAAGGAATGCTGAAAGAGTTACAGCTGAAGAGGTACGCCTTACACAGTTAGAACTAGAACAACAACTTGGCGGAATATTTTCATTGCTCACAGTTGAGTTCTTAATACCTTATCTCAATAGAACTTTATTAGTTTTACAAAGATCTAATGAAATACCAAAACTTCCTAAAGATATGGTACGCCCAACAATAGTTGCTGGAGTTAATGCTTTAGGTAGAGGACAAGATAGAGAATCATTAACTCAGTTCATTGGAACTATTGCTCAGACTTTAGGACCAGAAGCTTTAATGCAATACATTAATCCACAAGAAGCAATCAAAAGATTAGCTGCTGCACAAGGAATAGATGTATTAAATCTTGTTAAAACTGAGCAACAAATGGCTGAAGAAATGCAAGCAGCTCAACAAGCTCAAGTACAACAATCATTGGTAGATCAAGCTGGACAAATGGCTAGTGCTCCTTTAGCGGACCCTAGTAAAAATGAACAGTTACTACCACCAGACGAACCACCCGTTGAATAATTATGGCTGATACATTAACTATCAAACAGGATGACCAGTCTACAGATGTAGAAAATCTTACGACTGAAGAGCAAGATTCCCTGCAAGTCGGGGAAGAGATGGCTAAAGAGCAAGGAGAATTACTTGCTGGTAAATATAAAAATGCTGAAGACTTAGAAAAAGCTTACGTTGAACTCCAGAAAAAATTAGGAGATAACGAAGAAAAAAAAGATACCGAAGCATCTAATGAGGAAGAGGTTACTGAAGAGAAAGATGAACCACAGGAAAAAAGCGAAGCTTATTCATTAATTGAATCAGCAAGTGATGAGTACTTTAACAATGGTGAAACCTTATCTCCAGAAACTCTGGAAAAATTTAAAGGTATGAGTAGTCAGGATTTAGTTGATGGCTATATTCAAATGGTCAAAAATAATCCTCAAACTAATCAACCTGAAATTGACGTAACTACAACAGAGATAAATAAAATACAAAACTCTGTTGGTGGTGAAGCTGAATACAATAAAATAGTTTCATGGGCTAGTCAAAATTTAAAAGAAAATGAAGTTAAAGCTTTTGATGATTTAGTTGGTACTGGTAATGCAGCTGCTATTCAATTAGGAGTTGATGCATTGAAATCAAGGTACGAAGCTGTGAATGGATATGAAGGTAGAAGACTGACAGGCAAAGCTGCTGATACAAGCGGCGATGTATTTAGAAGTCAAGCACAATTAGTTGAAGCTATGAGTGACCCTCGCTATGACAGAGACCCTGCCTATAGACAGGATGTTGTAGCAAAACTAGAACGTTCAGATATTGATTTTTAATTATGGCACCAAAAGGCAAGGGGACCTATGGAACTAAAAAAGGCAGACCCCCAAAAAAATGAAAACTAAAGATTTAGATACACTACTCGAAAACGAATACCCTTACGAACCACCAGTACGAATTATTCCAATGTCACACCACAACACAAATCCTTTTATGACACATGAAGCGGAACGCTTTAACGGCTGGGCTGCAATGCTTGGTTTTGTTGCAGCTGTCGGTGCTTATGTCACCACAGGTCAGATCATACCCGGCATCTTCTAATCCATACAAATGGAAGATGAGTTGCTTCGATTTTCTTGAAGCAAGATACAAAGTGATACTCGATGAGGATCTCCCTCTTAAGAATAAGATGNACCTCATCAATTTTTTCCTCTCCAAAGTGGACGAGGAATGCGACAACATTCATTTACATTAATCACATGGCTGCAATCTCANTACAAAGAGACACTACAACCAATTGGGAAAAGTTTTGTAACTGGGTAACTAGCACAGACAANCGCNTATANGTNGGTTGGTTTGGAGTGCTAATGATACCTTGCTTACTAGCTGCTACCACCTGTTTTATTCTCGCCTTTATCGCTGCTCCTCCAGTGGACATCGATGGCATACGTGAACCAGTTTCCGGTTCTTTAATCTATGGAAACAACATAATATCAGGAGCTGTCGTCCCCTCCTCAAATGCAATCGGACTACATTTCTATCCTATATGGGAAGCTGCTACGCTAGACGAGTGGTTATACAATGGCGGACCATATCAGTTGATAGTATTCCACTTTCTCATTGGAGTGGCTGCATATGCAGGGAGACAATGGGAACTATCTTACCGACTAGGTATGAGACCTTGGATCTTTGTAGCTTATACAGCTCCATTGTCAGCAGCACTAGCGGTTTTTCTCGTGTACCCTTTCGGACAAGGGAGTTTTAGTGATGGTATGCCTCTTGGTATTTCTGGTACTTTTAACTTCATGTTCGTATTTCAGGCAGAACACAATATCCTTATGCATCCGTTCCACATGCTCGGTGTTGCTGGGGTATTCGGTGGATCTCTTTTCTCTGCTATGCANGGAAGTCTTGTTACTTCCTCAATCATTAAGGAGACAACAGAAGATATGTCACAGAACTATGGTTATAAATTTGGTCAAGACGAGGAGACTTACAACATCGTTGCAGCTCATGGCTACTTCGGTAGATTAATTTTCCAGTATGCGTCTTTCAATAACTCTCGTTCTCTTCATTTCTTTCTTGCTACTTGGCCGGTTGTTGGCATATGGCTGACATCTATGGGTGTATGTACTATGGCGTTTAACCTTAATGGTTTTAACTTTAACCAATCAATAGTTGATACTAATGGCAAAGTTATTCCTACTTGGGCTGACGTTGTAAACAGACAGAACNTAGGTATGGAAGTAATGCACGAAAGAAATGCTCACAACTTCCCACTTGATTTAGCTAATGCTGGATCCACACAAATTGCCCTCACCGCCCCAGAAATTGGTTGAAAAATTTTTAATTTATTTAACTTTATTAACTAATTTATTTATATGTTCTGGGGTTATTCGACATTGGAATAACGTGCCACATCAAAAGAATACAGCAAAAGCTTCGGTAACTTGGTTCACACCAGAGCCGGAAAAAAAAGAAGAAGAATATGAATCTTTAGAAGAAGCACTAACAGGTGTGGTTCAATCTAAAGAACCAGAAGGAGATCCATCCTTCTAACCACGACTTCCGTTCATCCTGTTTAGGACGCATGAAAACCAAAGCATGGAACGGGGCTTTGGTATATGGGAGAAACCAATGGTTACTTACGTATATCGTGGCGTTGTTTACACTAAGTAAATAACAATCGGAAGGGAGCACCTCAGAGTCGGACTCCCTTTCACTTTGGCTTTTTGCCCGTACGCGGATACCAATTAGCCGTCATGACGGTGGGATAGACCACACAATCTAATGAGTCTAACTAAGACTCACACTTTTTCACATGTGAAGACGAAGTAATATACCCCTCAATTTTTAAAGGAAAATGGCTCAACAGTCAACAGGTATGCAGTCGTCCGTAACTATGCCGGGTGCTAGTAATAGTGCTGGTGATAGACGCGCGTTATACCTTAAATTATTTTCCGGAGAAATGTTCAAAGGATTCCAGCATCAAACAATAGCTAGGGATCTAATTATGAAGAGAAGTCTTACCAACGGTAAGAGTTTACAGTTCATATATACAGGTCGTACATCTGCTGAATATCATACTCCCGGAAACAGTATCCTCGGTAACTCCGACGGTACTCCTCCAGTAGCAGAGAAAACAATCACAGTTGATGATCTCTTAATCTCAAGTGCATTCGTCTATGAATTAGATGAGACACTTGCTCACTACGATTTAAGATCAGAGATATCAAGAAAGATTGGATTCGCTCTTGCTGAAAAATATGACCGTCTTGCATTCCGTGCAGTCACTCGTGGCGCACGTGTTGTAAGTCCTATCACAAAGACTAGCTTTGTTGAACCCGGTGGTACACAAGTTCGTGTTGGAGCAACTACAAATGACTCCGATGCTTACAGTGC